GGACAGAGTCAGAGATGATTCTGTCTGTGGCACTTATCGCGAGGCGGAAAAGATTAAACGTCTTTTCTCCTCCTGTATGTGTTTTCTGAAGGACTCTTCAGACGTACTTCCATGGGAAAAAAACGAGGGTTGCCCCGCCTTCGTTCCGTGGAGGAGCGCGTCTAAATTTGTTGAAAACAGATTTGGATTGGATATCAAGAGTGTTCTACTTGAAATCCGGAAGAGCGGACTTGCTAAACGAAGCAAGTCGTGGTCCAGACCGCCAGGTGATTATCTAAACAATAAAGATAGTCGCCCGACAAACTCAGTGTTACGATGTTCGCAGTCACTGATGAGATCTGGAGCCCTTATCCAAGGGTTTTGTGAAATTCTAGAATTCCACTTTGGCCAGCCTGTTTGGGGTAGTTTTGACTTTGCAGTCATTACTTACTTCTTTTTGGATCTGGTTGGCCGTTTGGAGGAGGTTGTCAAGTTCTCGACAACCTTTTTCTCTGCCCGCGTTCTTGGGCAGGAACCTCCAATGTCTGACTCGAAGCCGTTTTTGCTAGGCTATCGAGTAGATAGAAAGATCGGGCGCTATCGAGGTACTTCGTTTCGTTGTTTGCGCCTGGCTATGGATGTGCTTAACCTGAAAAGGTGCTGCCCTACTGTTTCCGATGAATTCATTCGTCGGTCAATGAGGAAGCATGCACAGGCCATATGTGGACCCCCGCGGGATGTTTCGAACCTTCCCGAGGGTGTGCTTGCCGAGGTCCGTCGATTTTTCGACGACCAGTGCAAGAACTTTGGTGCCCCGGAGCCCTTGAAACTTGAGCTCCCCTCCAGCGCTGCATCATTTGAGTTTTCACGCTCATCTGGTGGCCCGGAGAGTTTGCTGTATAATCATCCCTTCGATCTTGGATCGGAAGAGGTCGAAAAATTCCTTTCGGAGTTAGACGTTCCTCTTCAACCGATTGGTCGGATGGGACTTTCAGCACGGCACGAATGGTCCATGACCGTCAATGACCTGTATAAGTCATCGACCGGAGTGAGTCTGTTGGAGGAGGGAGGTAAAACAGCCCTCTTCGAACGACTTGCCGAATACGATCTTTCTATCCCAAAGGGACTGCTTTCCGCTGTTCGATTAGAGGCGCTTCGTGGTGGGTTTCAACCCATCAAAGCGCAAGCAGTCCCTATCTGTGAACCATGCAAGGTAAGGGTGATCACCAAGGGCGAGACCCTGCCCTACCTTGCTTTGAAGTCCTTCCAGGTGTCAGTAAGTCGTTGGATTGCAAAATCCTACAACTTTTGCTTGACTCGCTCTTCATTTGGCGAGTCAGACGTTGCTACGTTCTTGCAACGTTCTGCCGAGTTTTATGGGACCGATGCCGATCTTTTGGTCGTGTCGGCTGACTACTCAGCAGCAACTGACAACTTGCGATCAGATTTGTCTGTTTCGATTGCACTTGAATTTATGAACTTTTTTGGCCAATCCTTCGTGGATCTTTTGATTCGTGGTTTGGTTGGTCATGAGGTTTTTTATTTTCGGGATTATTTTGATGAGCTTCCGGAGGGTTTCCTGTATGAAGATTCGTCGATCACTGAAAGTGATTGGCAGAATCGACATCAGAAAGATTCTCCTTGCTATAAAAAAATTCCAAGAGTGCATGCGAAGCAGCAGAATGGGCAACTAATGGGTTCTTACGCCTCATTTGTTGTCCTCTGTATCGCTAATTTCTCTGTCATCGCCAGTGTTCTTAGGGAAGTCAACCCTGAGAGCAAAGCGCGTCATCTCCCGATTTTGATAAACGGAGACGATGCCCTTTTCTGCGTTCCGCGAAATGGCGGATGGCTAGAGAAATGGAAGGACTTGACCACTTCTTGTGGTCTGGCACTGAGTCCAGGGAAGAACTACGTCCTTCCTTGGTCTCCAGCGTCGTCCAAGCCTTCGATGTTGATGATCAACTCGAAGTGCTTCCAAATTACCGGTCTATCTGTTCGGCATGTCCCCTACATCAATGGGGGACTGCTTCGAGGATGGACTAAACTTTCTGCTGAATTTTGGACCTTGTTATCAGCTGAGAGCGGTATTGCGTCACGTTTCAACCAGCTAATCGCTGGGTTCGCCGGATTTGAGGCTTGGAAACTTGCCTTAAAGTTTATCCGATGGTGGTCATGGGCTCTCCGTGATCCGGGAATTATTCCGGACTCGGTGCCCTGGTACTTACCGGAGGTTTACGGCGGACTCGGCTTTAAGCCGATTGAAATTTGTGGCGTGGCATGTCAACCGGGCCGATCGAATCGGCCTCTTGAGGTTCGTGCTGCTTACGGTTTGTTCTGTGAGTATCGTGGATCTCAGGTACAGGTGACTCGTCACTCCGAGGTAGAAGTTGGTGAACGTCGACTTTGTCGGACAAATTTTGCGACTGTACACCGCAATGGCGTGAGTCCTGATGGGCTCAGACATTGGCGGGAGTTAACTAGACGGTTCAAGACCGAAAGTTCTCCTTTGTGTCAGAAATCTGCAGTTGTTCAAGACAGATTTGATCAAATCAATTCTCGGGGTGGTTACCAGTTCATTTTTTCAAGTGAACCGCTAACATGCGATGACATGCCTTTGGGTTGGACGGAACTGGAGCAGGTGAACCCTCTGCTCTGTGCCATGGTTCCAGTTTTGTATGATGATCCTGTGGAGGATATCAGACACGTTTTCACGGTAACGAAGGACCGTCCTCTCGTTGGGAGTAAATCTTTTGAGTGGCGCCACCGCCTGTTCCTTCAAGGCGTGGCAAAATGGGGGAAGTTGATGAAGCGTTTTGTACACTTCAAACTTCCGAAATCCCTCACTGCAGATGAAGTTTCTAAATTCCTGTGGACCCGGCAATTTGCAAAGCCGGTGGTCCGCGGGAACACTGCAAGTGACTACTCAGGAGATAACCTCCACTTGTTCCTGTTTCCAGG